GGTTCCTGGCGCTGCCGAACAAGTTCCGTGGCTTCGTCGCAGGCTTCGGCAGCGGCAAGACCCGGGCGGGCGGCGCGGCGCTGTGCAGCCATGCTTGGGAGTGGCCGAAGGTCAACAGCGGCTACTTTGCGCCGACGTACGCGCAGATCCGCGACATCTTCTATCCGTCGATCGAGGAGACCGCCTTCGATTGGGGGCTGAGCACCGACATCCACGAGAGCAACAAGGAAGTCCACCTCTACTCGAACGGCAACTACAGGAGCACGATCCTGTGCCGTTCGATGGAGAAGCCTGGCGACATCGTCGGCTTCAAGATCGGTCACGCGGTGATCGACGAGCTCGACGTGATGAAGATGGCCAAGGCCGAGCTGGCGTGGCGCAAGATCATCGCGCGCATGCGCTACAACGTCGACGGCCTGAAGAATGGCGTGGACGTGACGACGACGCCCGAGGGCTTCAAGTTCGTCTACCAGCAATTTGTGAAGGCGGTTCGCGACAAACCGCATTTGGCTCACCTCTACGGCCTGGTGCACGCGAGCACCTACGAAAACGCGAAGAACCTGCCAGCCGACTACATCTCGTCGCTGATGGCCAGCTACCCGCCGCAGTTGATCGAGGCGTACATCCGCGGGCTATTCACCAATCTGACCAGCGGCAGCATCTACCCGAACTTTGACCGGAAGCTGAACCACACGACGGAGCAGATCCGGGAGCACGAGCCGCTGCACATCGGCATGGACTTCAACGTCCTCAACATGACAGCGGCAGTCAGTGTGATCCGTGAGGGCCTGCCGCTGACGCTCCAGGAGCTGACGAAGGTGCGCGACACGCCGAGCATGGCGAAGCTCCTGAAGGACCGGTACAAGGACAAGGGCCACCCCGTCACCATTTACCCGGACGCGAGCGGCGGCAACACGAGCAGCAAGAACGCCAGCGAGTCGGACCTGAGCATTCTCAAGGCTGCGGGCTTCACGATCTCAGTCAACCCGGCGAACCCAGCAGTGAAGGACCGCATCAATGCGGTGGACGGCATGACGCTGAACGCAGAGGGCGTGCGTCGCTGGAAGGTGAACACCGATGCCTGCCCGGACTTGACGGAGGCGCAGGAGCAGCAGGCCTGGGGCCCAAACGGCGAGCCGGACAAGAGCACTGGCCACGACCACCCAAACGACGCAGTCGGCTACTTCCTGGTGAAGCGGTACCCGATCGTGAAGCGCACCGCAATCGTGACGCCACTGCGCGCATAGGAACAGACGCATGGCCCTCAAGGTTCAAGATCAATCGCCGGAAGTCGCGGCGATGGCTGCTAACTGGCCCATCGTCGAAGCGCTGCTCGGCGGGACCGCGGCCATGCGCAAGGCCGGGCCGGCGTTCCTGCCTCAGTGGCCGGCCGAGGAGCAGAAGAGCTACAAGGCGCGCCTCGAGACCGCAACGCTGTTTCCGGCGTTCGAGCGCACCGTCTCCGTGATGAGCGGCAAGCCGTTCTCGAAGCAGTTGACGCTGGGCAAGGACGTGCCCAAGAAGATCAAGACCTGGTGCGAGGACGTGGACCAGCAGGGCAATAGCTTGCACAGCTTCTGCGCCGATCTGATGGCCGAAGCGATGGGCTTTGGCCTCTGCGGCGTGCTGGTCGACTACCCGCAGGTCGGCAACGCGGCGCGCACCCAGCTCGACGAGAAGAAGCTGGGCGTGCGGCCGTACCTAGTTTTCATGCGCCACGGGCAAATTCTCGGGTGGAAGACGAAGCTCGTGGGCGGCGTCACACAGCTCACGCAGTTGCGCATCGCCGAACTGCACGAGGTCGAAGACGGGCTCTACGGCGTTGCCTACAAGAAGCGGGTGCGCGTGCTCACGCCGGGCTATTTCGAAGTCTGGGAGGAAGGCGCAAAGCCAGACGATCCGTGGATTCAGGTGGTGCCTCCGACGGCCACCACGCTCGACGAGATCCCGTTCGTACCGTTCTACGGGAAGAAGAAGGGCTTCATGTGCGGGGTGTCGCCGCTGCTGAATCTGGCGTACCTGAACGTAAAGCACTGGCAGAGCCAGAGCGATCAGGACACGATCATGCACGTGGCGCGGGTTCCGGTTCTGGTGATGACCGGTGTCGACGCGCCGAGCCCAGACGGCACAGGGGGCACACAGCTCGAGGTCGGCGCCGCCGCAGTCGTGCGTCTGCCCCCCGATGCGGACATGAAGTATGTCGAGCACACCGGCGCGGCGATCGAGGCCGGCGAGAAGTCGCTGGAGAAGCTCGAAAACCAGATGGTCACCACCGGCGCCGAGCTGCTGGTGATCAAGCCCGGCGAGCAGAAGTCCGCCACGCAGTCGAACAACGATGCCGAGGGCAACAAGTGCGACCTGCTGCGCATGACCGAAACCTTCGAAGACAGCCTCGACCAGGTGCTGCAGCTGATGGCGAAGTGGGTGAAGGAGGCGCAGGGCGGCCACGCCAGCCTGTTCAAGGACTTCGGTGCTGCGACGCTCAGCGATGCCAGCGCACAACTGATCCTGGGCCTGCGTGCTGCCGGCCTGATCAGCGGCGAGACCGCGCTGCGTGAGCAGCAACGCCGCGGCACGTTGGCCGCCGACCTCGATCCCGTGAAGGAGTTGCAAGCGGCGAAGGATGACCCGCCGCCGGCACCTGTAGCAGGGACAGGAGTCCCGACTCCATGAACAGATCACCAACAAGCTTCACAAGCTGGGCGTCTTCATAGCCGCCTGACCCCAACAAGGCCGCTCGGGCAACCGCAGCGGCTTTTCACTGCCCAGACGACGGATGTCTGAGGGCGCTTCGCGGCGGATGCCGCACCCGTACTGAGGGCGGATGCCCGAGGAAACAGCAACCATGCCATTCAAGTTTGATGCCAACGGTGCCATCGTCATGCAAGGCGAGGGCGACAAGAAACTCCCTGTGTTCATCCATCCGGACGGACGTGAAGCGCCTTTCGACGCCGACGCCACGGTCGCGAGCATCAGCCGTCTCAACGGCGAAGCCAAGACCCACCGCGAGGCCAAGGAAGTCGCGGAAACGAAGCTGAAGGCCTTCGAAGGTATCGAAGACGGTGAGGCGGCCCGCAAGGCCCTCGAAACCATCAAGAACATCGACGAAGGCAAGCTGCTGACGGCCGGGAAGGTGCAAGAGATCAAGGACGCAGCTGCCCGTTCGGCGACGGAAGCGGTGGCTGCTGCGACGCGAGCTGCCCAGGAGCGCGAAAAGGCGCTCACCGAGCAGAACACGAAGCTCACCAGCGATCTCAACAACCACATCATCGGCGGCAGCTTCGCAGCCTCGAAGTTCATCGGCGAGAAGTTGGCCATCCCGGCCGACATCGCGCAGAAGGTCTTCGGCGACCGGTTCAAGGTCGACGGCGGCAAGCTGGTTCCCCTCGATGCGAGCGGCAACCCGATCTTCTCGGCGACCCGTCACGGTGAGCACGCGGACTTCGAAGAGGCCCTGCAGGTCATGGTGAACCAGTACCCCAACAAGGAGATGATCCTCAAGGGCTCGGGTGCATCAGGCGGCGGGGCGAAAAACAACGCAGCGAACGCCGGCAACGTTGGCAAGAAGACGGTCACGCGTGCGCAGTTCGATGCCATGGACCCCGGCCAGAAGGCCGCCGTTGGCAGCGACGCAAACACCGTGATCACCGACTGACCCCCTCTACCTTTCGCAACCCCGAGCCCGCCATGAGCGGGCTTTGTCATTTCTGGAGCCCAATCATGAAACTCGTCTCGAAGTTGCGCGTTCTCGCGCTGGCTGCCGCCGCTACTGTGGTGGCCTCCTATCCTGTCGCTGTCGTGTCCTCGGCTTGCGCCAAGGTCTACGAAATGGTCAATGGCGCCATGCTCGCGATTCCCGAGCGCGGCATGGTCGCGTATGGCACGCTGACGCTGACCGGCCTCATCCCAACGATCTACAACGCGATGGACGTCGTGTCGCGCGAACTGGTCGGGTTCATCCCCTCCGTTTCGCGGGACTCGAAGGCTGAGCGCGCTGCTGTGAACGAGGTGGTGATGTCGCCTGTCGTCGGCCCGATGGTCGCCGAGGACCTGGTGCCTGCGCCGTACGCCGCAGACACTCCGAACCAGACCATCGGCAACGTGCAGATGACGATCCAGAAGGCGCGCTCGGTGCCGTTCGGCAT